GCCACATTCCATGCCGAACTGGCCAAGCGCCACCTTGGCGTTTTCATCGACCGCGAGTCACGCGTCGCCGCCCAAGATTAACAGTTGCGCCCCACAGCGCCGGGGGGCGGGCGATGGCCAACGGCTTCAGCCATGCTTGGCCAGAAGGCCAAAGCCCCCACCCCCCACTTCTTCCCGCCTGAAGGATAGTCGCTCATGTCTGGTTCGCCCCTGATCGTCAAACCCGCCGCCCCGGCCTCGCCCGTCGGGTCCGTCATGGCGCTGGATGGCTGGTGGCCGTCAATCGACTATACCGACATGCGCGAGGCGCTGCGTATTGGGGAAACCTGCACCCATGCCCGCCTGATGGGCGCGCTGGAAACCGCCGCCGTCACCGTGACCGACGATCTGGCCGATTGGAGCAACGCGCGGCGGGCCGAGGGCATTGCCTCGCTGGCCGCCGTTGCACCGGCCATGGTCATCAATGGCAAGCCGCGCCTTGTCACCCTGTTTATCGGCGCTGTCCGCTATGCCGCCGCCGCTCTGCTGGCCGAATTCTCGACCGATTTCAGCGCCACCGCCAGCGACGAAACCCGCGCCGATGCCAAGCGCTGCCTGTCCGAATATTACGACATGCTGCGCCTTCAGAACGTTCGGTCGATCCTTGGCACCACGCGCGTGGCGGTGGAGTTGATTTGATGGCCGATGACCGCGTCTTCCCCGACGATTTCACCTATGGCTTTGGCGGCCCCGCGCCACAGAAGCCCCTAAAATTCGAAAACTTTTGCAAATCCAAGGCACCTCCGGCTACGGAAAGCTCATGCCCTAACGCCCAATTCAAGGCCCGCCGCTGGTGCATTGAACAGGTTGTAGCCACGCGGACCAACGGCTCCAACGCCCGCCCAATCCATGAGGATGCCGCCGCGCTTTACGCCTTCCTGTTCGATATCCCCGCATGACCACCACCGCCACCGCCCGCGCCAATGAGCGCCTAGACAGCCTCTGCTATCGCGTCCTGGGCACAGTCTCTGGCGGCGTGGTCGAGGCGGCGCTGGCGCTCAATCCCGGCATGGCGGGCAATGGCCCTTGGTTGGCCGAAGGCACCCAAGTGACCATGCCCGATGTGCCCGCCGCCACGCCCAGCACCATCGAAACAGTAACCCTCTGGTGACCCCATGAAAGCCAACAGCCTGCGCGAGGCCATTGTGGCCGCCCTGCCCGATTTTGCCACCGATCCCGACCGCCTCGCGATGTGGATCGAAAAGGGCAGCATCCGGTCGCCCATCACCGAAAGCCGCAGCTTTGAATGGGCCTATGTCCTCAACATCACCCTTGAAAACTTCACCGGCCAGCCTGCTATCCTGTTCCTGACCATCAACGATTGGCTGCGGACCCAGCAGCCCGAATTGCTGCAACCGGGGGCGCATAAGGGCTATAGCCATGAAGTTGACGTGATTGACGAAAACACCGTCGATATGCACGTCTGGCTGCACCTTACCGAACGGGTTGCCGTGGCGCGCCAGAGCGATGGCACTGACACTTTGCAACATCTGGACGATGCCGAATGCCTGCTTTCCGACAACCTGCTGGCCGATGACGCGCCCTTGCTCAAAGGCGTGACGCTGAGTTGGGGCCGTCAGCCGTGAACGATCTGGACGCGCTGGAACCGTGGCTGGCGGGCCTGCTGGCCAAGACAGAGCCGCGCCAGCGCATGGCCCTTGCGCGCGGCGTGGGGCAGATCATGCGCCGCTTCAACGCCGCCCGCGTCATGGCCAATGTGGAGCCGGACGGCACCGCCATGGCCCCGCGCAATCCCAAGAAGCCGCGCAAAGGCAAGAAGACCGCCAAGGGCAAAGCCGCGCGCATGTTCAAGCGGATCGAACTCGCCCGCAATATGCAGGTGCAGCCCTCCGCCGATGACGTATCGTTGTCCTTCAAAGGCCGCATCGCCAAAACCGCCCGCGTCCACCACTTTGGCGAGGAAGACGCGGTCGACCCGCGCATCCGCAATTCCATCCGCGTCCGCTACAAAGCCCGCCGCCTGCTGGGCTTTGGACCGGGGGATCGGGAGGCGTTGTTGGGGGAAGTTATGGCGTGGCTGGATAAGCGGTAAATTTAATATCGATCAAAAATCTACTCAGCATACCAATATATCTTACCATCTCCACCCGGTTTTGTTTTAAAGCGAAACGACTTATTGAAATGCCAAGGCATCATCCAGACTTGATAGTCGACTGATATGGAAATATCAGCATAGTCGATAGGGGCAGGTGACTGGAGATGAAGGAAATCCTGAAGCGCGATAGTATAGTGCTCATCAAGCCCTAGGTCAGACCGTGCCCAAATGGTCGGCTTCATGAAGGTCGCGATAGGACCGCCAGGCCTACATCCTGCGCCGACCAAAACTGGCATGTTCGCAATATCGCTGAACTTTAGCTTACAGAGTCCAACCGATGGTTCGACATTTGTCAGTGGCACTATCCCGGAATTCGAAATCAGAAAAAATGTCGGGGATATGTTAGAGGCTTCCGGTGATGGCGGACTTACCGACACACGTGGCAAAAGAGTGACCACCGCAGAAAAAGCACCAATTATACTGAAGCTAAATCCAATGATTTTTATCAACCGACGAATCATCGTTTTCTCTTGTGTTAAAGCGTTCGGATCCTTCCGACTTTAACAATCGGTATCGGATTACGCTTTGATAATTTGGGCAACGACATCAAACCCTCTAAGCCAGTTCGCTGTCAAGGCATTTTACAGCAACAAAAAGCTGGACGATTGGTTAAATTGTTACTACAGATTGCCCTAAGATGATCGTATGGGACGAACCAAAACGCCAAGCCAACATCCTGAAACACGGGATTGATTTTGCTGGCATTGGCGAGGATTTCTTTGCCTCGGCCCTGATCGGTCAAGCCAAGGCTGGCCGGTGGTTTGCGATTGGCGAAATGGACGGTATCATCGTGGTGATTTTCGCCACCCTTGGCACCGAAGGCATTTCGATCATCTCGGCCCGCCCTGCAAGCCGCAAGGAAAGGGAACTGATCGCATGACCAAGCCGAAATTTACCCAAGCCGATATGGATGCCGTCTCTGACAATCCTGAATTGACGGCAGAAGATATTGCCGCCGCTCGGCCCTTTGCCGAAGTCTTCCCTGAATTGGCGGCTAAGATGCGCGGTGCGCGCGGGCCACAAAAGACCCCCACCAAGGTCAGCACCACGATCCGCCTGTCACCCGAAGTAATCGCCCATTTCAAGTCGGGCGGCGCGGGATGGCAGGCCCGGATCGATGCGGCCCTGAAGGAATGGGTCGCCACGCATTGAGGCATCGCGCCTAAAGCAAAAGCCCGCGCCTCAATTCTGAAGCGCGGGCTTTTCTATACCGGACAGATGGCCATCAATGCGCGCCATCGGCGGGCGGATCATCCGCCGAAGCCTTCGCCACCCCGTCCGCTACCCACTCCTGCCCGACCTGATACAGCTGGACGCGGAGGGCGGCTTCGCGGTTGAGTTTTTCCCAATCGGTTCGGGCCACGGAAACCATGTCGGGAGATCCGGCTTTGCCGTCATCGCCTTGGGCAGGATGATCGGTTCCGGACAGATCGGCGTGGCCGGTGCTACCCTTATCGGCTGATGCCCTGCACAGGCCGCCAGCAGGCAGAGCATGAGCGGCGGCGAAAGCCGCAGCGCGGCGCAGGTAATCAGGCGTCTGGGCATCGGCTTGCCTCGCAATGCTGGCCGTGGTGATGGCCGGTTGATGGTTGGTGGCGATCTGGGCGACCTGTGCGTCACGCTGGGCATCTTTGACCTTGGCCAGATCGGCCTCGGCGGCAAGCGCGCGCGGACGCCAGCCTTGCAGGTCCAGAAGCGTAAAATGAAACGCCCCGGCCTTGGGCGCGACAGTCAGGCCGTTAAGGCGGATGGTCTGGACCGTCAGCGCCAGCGCCAGCCCCGTGATGACAACGCCGGATAGGCGCAGCGGATTAACCTTGGCGATCAGATCGGCGGCAAAGCCCATGGGCGTGCTCCTTGGTTTGGCCCGCCGCCCACCGCACTGATCGGCGGGCGGCGGCACAGGTTAGGCGCCCGTGGGCGCGAGACGGGGAAATCAAGCAGCGTCCTTCAGGCAGATGGCCTTTTCGCGCGCGCGGCGGTTCACAAGGCCGATGACGACGCGTCCGCCCGCCCGGTTAAACCATGTCAGGCTGGTGCAGCTGGCCGCGATCTGGCCCGCATTGATCTGGCGGCGCATGGTCGAACCGCAGTAGGTCGGCCAACCGATGTTGTAAGCGAGACTGACAGCGGCGAAGCGCACGAAATCACGCCCCGGAATTCCCAGCGCAAGGCCGGGGGTGCAGGCCATGACCTTTTCGGCGGTTTCGGCCAGACGCGATTCCAACAGCATCGCGCATTGCGCTTCCGTGAAAGTCTTGCCCAACTTTATGTCCTTGCCGGTCAAGCCATCGCAAGCCGTGGCCACCTTCACAATGTCCAGATAAGCGCGCAGATATTGCGGGCCGCTGATATGCCGGATCGTGATCTTGTTGGCCTTCGGATCGACCGTAACTTCAACCTTGCGGCCCGATTCATGGGCGGGCGTTTCGGTCATCAGCAGCTTGGACGTGACCGGCCCGACAATGGTCAGCAATGCGCTGGCCGCAATGACGATCAGGCCACCTCGCCCCCCTGCCCTTGGCGTGTCGGGAAGGTCATTTGCCATCAGGAAGCCTCTGTTTCAGCACCCGCAGCAACGCGGGCAGGATCGTGAAAACGGTGAGGCTTGCGACGGCGCTGGCCAAAGGCCGCCATGGGGGCGGCACATAGGCGACAAGGCCGGTCAGGGCTTCAGGATGGTCGCAGAGAAAGGCCATGGCCACGCCAACCACCATCGACCAGCGGATCGACCACAATCGCCACCAGTGGCGCGCCTCATCAATCAGTCCCATGCTGGCCTCCCGTCTCGACTGGAGGCTTGCGGCGCAGCCATCCCTGCACGACCGGCAATTCGTAAATGCGCAGCGTCCAATAGGTGATGATCAGCAGCGTGATGACATTGGCCGCGCTCAGCATCGCGCAGGCAACGCCCGCAGCCGAGGCCAGCGCGTCCAGCGCGTGTTTCAGGGTGGGCAGGATCATGGCGGCGGCTCCGTATCTGATCACCACCTTGGAGATTGCCACGCTCGCCTCAACGCGCTGGGATTGTTGGGCCGAATGCAACAAGGCCCGCCGGATGGGCGGGCCTTGGCAGGCAATGCGCTGGCAGCTGATGGCTTATTTCCAGTCCCCCCATGTCGTAGCGCTGGTGATCTGGCGCTGGCGCTTGACGCCATCATCTCCCCAGAGGGTCTGATACCCGCGCCCGCCCGATCCAGAGCGCACCGTCTCAAGATAGCCGTAAGCGGGCCAGCCCTCGCCGGTTGTGACCTCGTATCCCGACTGGCCCAGCGGATAGGAGGACGGCAGGGCCGATGCGCCGGGGCCGTCATCAACCCAAAAGGGCGGATTGATCACGCTGTTTGTCAGGTCAGCCGTGACGAACCAGCGGCGCATATGGTCGCGCAGCATGCCAAACACGGCGGCGGCCTGCATATCCTGATTATGCAGCATGTAATACTGGTCGGTCGTGATCCCCCCCATTCGCGCGGAATCGCTCCACCGGCTGTAGCAATCGACATGATGGATCTGATGCAGGCGGCACAGGCGGCGCATGGCGCGGTCGAGTTTGCGCACGGCGTCCGAGGTCTGGTATTTGACATGGCTGGCGCTGGTTGGCCCAAACCAACTGATCGTCAGATTTTCGACTGGCGCGGCGGCGCGCATAGCGGCGAATTTGGTATCATAGTCCGCGATCAACGCTGCAATATGCGCGTCCACGGTGCCGGGTCGGCCTACATCATCCGCCAGAGCGGTAAACTCATTGATACCGTGGCAGATGATGACCCACTCATAATTGCCGCTGCCGATAGCCGCCATGGGCG